CGCTGAAGAGGGCACCAGTGCCCATCCAAACAACCACAGGGCATACATTGACATCAACAGTTTCACGCTGTCGGCCAAGAACCCACTGAGGTTCGAGGAGTCAATCGACGACTCATCAAACATCTACTACACACAGTTGCAGGGACAATCAGCACTGTCGGCCAACAGGACGATAACACTGCCAGACGCCACGGGAACGGTAGTGCTACAGGATTCAACCGACACACTGACGAACAAGACCATAGCACTGGGTTCGAACACGGTGTCAGGCACGACGGCGGAATTCAACTCCGCGTTGTCGGATGGTTCATTCGCAACACTGGCCGGATCAGAGACACTGACGAACAAAACATTGACTTCACCGACTATCAATGGGTTCGATGGCACGGGTAATGGCAGTATAACAGGCACATTGAGCATTACCACAACCACTACAGACGACACATTACTTTTAACGACCACAGAGGATTCGAGCTCGGCGGCACCTGTGATGACATTCAAGAGGAACAGCGCATCACCGGCAGACGCGGACTACCTGGGACAACTCAAATTCAAAGGTGAGAATGACGCAGACCAGGAAGTGATCTATGCCAAGATCACAGGTAAGATACAGGACGCATCAGATGGCACAGAAGATGGTATTATAGAATTTGCCAACAGGAAAGCGGGATCAAACACAATAACTGCTAGGTTAAGATCTGATTCACTACAACTATTGAACGGCACCAATCTAAGTGTCGCTGGTACATCAACTTTGACTGGCAATGTTTCAACAGACGGCAGTGTGACCGCGGCGGGTGATGTAACAACTGCAGGTTCTGTGTTCACGGACACCATACTACCCGCGGCATCAAACAGTGACCTAGCGTTGTCAGGAGCGGGCACCGGTACTGTCGCTATCAACAGCATCAAGTTTCCAACTTCAGACGGCAGTGCAGACCAGTTCCTGAAAACGGACGGGTCTGGTCAACTTTCATTTGGATCTGTATCAACCACATCAATTTCACAAGGAAATTCTAGTGTCACTGTTGCGGACACAGGCACAGGATCAATCACGGTATCAGCGGACGGAAGCACAATAGGTGTGTTCAACACCACACTGGCCCTCAACTTGTCCACTGCGACCAACGCCATCAAACTACCATCAGGTACTACCGCACAGCGTCCGACAGGTGCTGTGGGTATGATGCGTTACAACAGTTCTAACGACAAGTACGAGGTGTACACAACCGCAGACGGATGGTTGGAACTGGGTGCAACTGCTTCGGACAGTGGAGTGGCTGATTCTGGTTCGGCCGCAACAGGTATCGGTCTAAACCCAACCAACATAGACACGTTCACCACCGCCACATATGACTCCGCTTGGTACTACGCTGTGACAAATGATGAGGTGAACGGACAGAAGTCCACACAGAAGATCAGTTTGGTGCATGATAACACTAGTTCGTTCGTTGGTACATCGCACATGATTGCCACAGATCCTGACAATGATTACATGACTATCAGCACTGACATCAGTGGTGGTTCTGTAAGATTGAGAGGTACTGGAGCGACTGACACCAACTCCATCAGTTTCTACAGGGTGCCATTAGGAGACAACACAACTAACACCACATCTGGTGCGATTAAAAATTTCATATTAGAAGACACTACCAACGATCAGACAGAAGTCAACACCTACACCGCCACAGGTGAATCCACTGCGATCACTAGCACACAGAAAAACATGGACACCTTTGCAACTTCTGCCTTTGACAGTGCATGGTACCTGACAGTACACAGAGACGAGACCAACTCGGATGTAAAAATATCAAAATACGCAACTGCACATAATGGTTCAAGTGGTTTCCTCACAGAGTCCGGCACTGTGAGAAATGATGATTCAAATGCATACACCCTAGCAGATGCCGACGTCAGTTCAAGCACATTCAGGTTGAGGGGTACTGCCACATCTGCCACTAACAGTATGACCTACTACAGGATAGGTCTCGGCGACAACACCACAGCGGAGACAGTGGGCGCAGTGACCACAGCAGTCAACACCGACGTGGACAGTGCGGCAGAGAGCATAGACACATGGGCTCATGCCAGTTACAGGGGAGCCAAATACTATGTAAGTGCCAAGAACTCGGATTCAAGTGAGGTGGTTACATCAGAGGCCACAGTAGTACACGATGGCACCACTGCATATATTTCACAGTACAACAGTGTGAGTACCACATCTGATATTCCTATGTCACTCACTGCCGACATAGACGGTTCAAACGTTGTTGTCAAAGCGGCATTCACAAGCACAAATTGGAAAGTGACTTTGCATCGTACTCTGATAGCAGATTCTCAGAGTAACAGCAATGACGGTTCTACATCAACGCAAGGGTACACCCTAGCGAACACAACCGTTAGTTCAACAGCCACGGAGATAGACAGTTTCGCATCATCAACCACTACAGGTGCATTCTACATTGTGACAGGATACAATTCCACAGAGGGAGCGGCATCCATATCAGAAGTAAATGTAGTAACCGATGGTAGTGGCGCATTCCTTTCTACACAAGGTGTCGTAAACACCAAGAGCTCTGATCAACTTTCATTCACTGCCACATACAGCAGTGGTAACGTGTCATTGAAGGCGGCATCGACCTCTGGCGCCTCAACGACGGTCAGTGCATACAAGGTTCAGATGCTGAGGGGAGACGCTGGTCTGGCCACGATCGACACGTTTACTGGTGGTACAACCAACAGGGCGGCCAAGTACTACTTCTCAGTCAATGACACAGATGGAAACAGATTGACCAACACAGAGGCATTGGTTGTGCATGACGGCACAGATGCCTACATCACACAGTATGGTACGATCAGTACCACAGGCACAGACCTAATCACTCTGTCAGCGGAATACGACAGCGGCACTGTAAAAGTCAAAGCGGTGGCGGGTACAGCACGTGTCACAGGTTACAGGATATTACTGCAAGACGACCAGACGGCATCTAGCACAGACGACACGGCTGTGATTGCAGAGACCACAGGCGTCAGTTCAAGCGCCACAGAGATAGACACCTTTGAGACTGACAGTGTGACTGGTGCGTTCTACGTGGTTACAGGTTACAACAGTTCAGAAGGCACTGCGAGTGCCAGCGAGGTAATGGTTGTTACCGGTGGCTCATCACCTTACAACGGCGATGTGTTTATCGGTGCTGGTCCAACAATTTCAAGTAAATCGACCGATCAGTTAGACTTCAGTGCCACAATCTCAGGCACTACTGTCAGCGTGAAGGCCGCATCGACTTCTGGTGCTAGTACCAACGTCTCAGCATACAGAGTAAACATGTTGCGAGGAGATGCAGGTAGTTCAACAGAAAACGTCACGGTTGCAGAGTCTCAGACAGTGTCCGGTGCAAAAACATTCTCAAGTGCTGTTGCACTACAGGTGGTGGGATCGGCACCAAGCGTTGAAGCGGACAAAGGACACATCTACGCCAGAGACATCAACGTGGGTCCTGGCAATGACAAAGCGGAAATATTTGTGCAAGACGAACTGGGTAACGAGACGAGGATTTCTCCTCACAACGCAGAAGGCGAGTGGGAATACTTCTCAAGGAACATCAAGACAGGAAAAACTGTGCGTATCAACATGGAAGAGATGATTCGAGATATCGAGAAACTCACAGGCAAGTCCTACATCAAGGACGCCTAGACAATAAGATCCAGTATGGTCTGCAACTTACCTTTTATACTTTTGTTGTTAAGAGTGTTTTTCAAACCCATGTGCAGGTTCTTGGGCCAGCATTCAAACGCCGTCCAGCAGTAACCGGAGTGTTCTGCATTTAACTTTGGCATGAATTCTGATTCTATTGCAACAAGGTATGTGTGGAAGAAGAACTTCTGATCGTTAGATGTGAACATCTCCAACGGTATAACTTTCTTGAACTTGGGTGTGTCTCCCACTTCTTCCTTTATCTCACGTTTTAGTCCTTCGAAAGCACTTTCTGTGAATTTGCTCTTGCCACCCACAAGTCCCCATAGACCTTGTGTTTTCTTGTCAGTGCGTTGTAAGAACAAAAATCTCTTCGTACTCGTGGAATAGAACAGTGCACCAGAGCATACAATATTATCTTTCATACCTTATTATAACAATTTATTTTAAAATTATCAAGGAGTTGTGGTATCTATGCTAGGGTCATAACTGGAAGAACCCCCATCTAGCACAATGCTCCAATTACCTTGTGTGTAGATGCCCTCATATGACTTGACCCATTCTGTGCCATTAAATCTGTATTGAATACCTGTGTTCAAGTTTGTGACATAATGTTGTGTAGAATCAGGATTAGATGCGTCAAAAGCCACGTTCCATTTGTTTGTGGTGCCGTTGTATTCGATTATGTCTCCAACGCCGGCCACCAAACTACCCCAAGTTGCACTTTGGAAACTTGCGGTGCTGTCTCCCACATCATTTATTACCAAATACCTGTCACCATTAGCAGGTGTTCCTGGATCAAATGTTGCCGGATTTATGATTTTCTTGACCGCTGTCAATGTGTTGCTAGGGATGGTGTCACTATCTATTGTGTAGAGCAATATGGTGTCGTCTAAGGAAGTTGTTGCAATGGTTCCTACAATTTCGTTACCGTTGGGTTGGGTAAGTCTTATCTGTGATGTGCCATTTGTTACTTTGCCGTATTGATCTAACAAGACCTTCCAGTTCACAGCAGGACCAAATGTTTCGAAAGGATCCGCAAGTCCGGGATCATTTGCCCCAGTGTGGAATCCATCTCCTCCTGATTTTACATTTACTCCTGTAGTCCCTAATAATCTCAATTGGTTACCTGTGACCAATAATCCAAAATTGTTTGGAGTGATGTAACTTCGTGATGCTAGTTCACCGTCGATCAATCCTTTTGTGATTCCACCATCATCATCGTAAATGCTCATTATTATTTTTTGAACAACACCAAGTTTCTTGACTTTGACAGGTGGAGACAACCATATGGGCATTGAAAACTGCATGGTTGCAACATCGATTTCCGAATCTGCACCTACAGGAATGGTCCTAGAACTGAAAGTTATACCGGTAAGTTCGACATAACTTAAAGACGTCCAGTCTATGTAGTTGTCAGACTTTTGAATTTCAAAATCTGGATTGAACAAGTACAAGATTTGCTCTAGTATCTGTAGTTTTTGATCTGTGTTTGATGAAAAAATATCTGCTGTGACTTCTAATCTAAACGGCGAAGGCATCACTTTCTCAACCGTGTACCCTGCTCCTAATTGATTTGTGTACTGCCCATCGCTGTCTACGTCTCTTTCTCTCAAATGCTGTTTTTCTATGTGATAAGGATTTTGCATTCTGTCCCTATCATAGTTCAACTCTCTTACATAGCAGGCAATTTTTGGTGCATAATTCAATGCATTTTCACTATTGTTCTTTATAATATTTGCCACCTGCCTTGTTGGGTCTCCATACACCACAGGCACCGCCCTAAGGTTGATTGCTCCATCACTGCCTTTTCCTGTCTCCACAGAGAAGTTACTCAATATCCTAATGAATTGAGTTAGGAATTTCCTTACTTGTCCTTCATAAAAATGTAGCATTAATTGTCAGCCTTTGGTTTCAACGCATCAGTAAGTGATTGCCTTTGTTTTGTAGTTAATCCATTAATTGTCGCTTCACTACTATTATTGACAAAGCCTGTTTTGTAGTTTGCCCTTGAATCATTATTGGTCATGTTTATCCTTACAGAATCTTCTATCTTGATCCATCTGTTCCCGTCATAACGGAATAATCTATTTGGCAAGTAGTCTGTCCTTAAGAAATAATCACCTTTATCAACTCCTGATGTTGGAAAAGATATACCAAATCCCGCTGGATATCCGTTTGGTGCCACGCCGTCGCCATCAAGGTAGAAACCATAATGTGAACTTGCTGGTGTATCAATCACGGCATTCACAGTCTGATCACTGCTGGCTCTGTCTTGTTCGCTGTTGACATTGTCAGTACGGATGTTGCCCCTTTCATCAATCGGTGCCACATAGTACTGTTTGTAATTGAAACCTGCTTTAGGTGAATCCTGTTCGGCTTGTAAAATAACCTGATCGTTGATTGTTTTTTCTCTATTATATGTACTCATGTAATTGGCAACGGAACCTTCTGTGGTTGCATCACCTAAAATATCTCTATATTCTTGCGAATCAACAATTGATTTCAATTTGAGCCTAAGTAGGTGCGGCCACCATGTCTGTGAAAAACCTTCCGCGGCCCTGTTCACATCCTCTACCACATAGTATCTTTTGAGTGCAATAGGAATGCTCTCATCTAATGAGTAATCATCCTTCATGTGCGGGAATTCTATCACATCACCACTCATCGGTTTCCTGCCCAATCTCTCAACACTGTCATTTAAGTGTACTGTTAAGAACAATGTGTCGTTTTGTAAGAACATTCCAAATTGTGAAAGATTGAAGTCAGCATCTTGTACGTTGTATATGCCCCTTATTGTGTAAATGTCTGTGTCATATTTTCTGTCTCTGTTTTCAAGGAACAACAGATCTTGTATGGTTCTTTCATTTAGACTGTCACCTGAATAGTTTGGTGACGTAGGACTGGCCTTTCCGTCCTTCTGATTTTCTCCTTGATTGTATGGACCAACATATTTGTGGAAGTGCAGATCGGTCCCGCCCACAGTGAACATCTCACGGATGTTGCGATCAAAGAATTTGTAGTCGTTGCCCTTTTCAGGCTTGAAAATGGATAATCTTGGCATATCACACATATTTATTGTGCAGGCAAAGGCAATAAATATGAGTATGTCAGAACTTCAAACAGGACAACAAGAAATATTCGATTACGTCAAAAACAACCTCGGTGAGGGTATGGTAGATGTGGAACTTGATCCAAAACACTATCAAACGGCACTAGATAGGGCCACGAACAGGTACCGTCAGCGCAGTTCAAATGCTGTGGAAGAATCATATGCTTTTTTGACACTAAAGAAAAATCAGAACTCATACATTCTGCCAGACGAAGTAATAAATGTTAGGAATCTCAATAGGAGAACAGTTGGTTCAAGGACAGAAGGTGGTGAAGGAGGTACACTGTTTGAGCCATTCAACTTGGCATACACAAACACATATCTTTTACGTGCTGGTGCGACAGGTGGACTGGCGACATATTACGCATTCGCAAGTTACCAAGAATTAGTGGGCAAGATGTTTGGAAGTTTCATACAGTTCCACTTTGATGTCGCAACTAAAAAACTTACAATTACACAAAGACCAAGAGCAGACGACGAAACAATCCTGATGCACACGGACAATTACAGGCCTGACATCACACTGTTCAAAGACATCTATGCGAAGCCTTGGATCAGAGATTACACACTCGCTGTGTGCAAGGTGATGTTAGGTGAGGCCAGAGGCAAGTTCAACACCATAG